TCCATAGACTCGGATGCAGCATCACTTTCAAACTCAAGCATAGAGTCAGCAAAGTAGTCATACTCTCTGACCTCGCCGTCTTCGTCAGCATAGGCTGTCTCATAGTTCATTAATCGAACACGAAGGTGTGCGGTTTTTGGGTAGTCTGGATCGATTTCTTCACCCTCTGGTTGGGCTCCTACAAGATCAACAATCTCTACTTCATAATCGGCAGAGTCGCCGGGGAGTTCATAAGACATATTGTCTAGCCCAATCTCGTCACCAAATCCAGCACGATACGACAAGTCGATTGGCTTAAGGTTTTGATCTTCACCTTTTGGTGTGTATACATGACCATCTACATCGTATTCAGTCCAGCCAAGATTAATTGTAAATTCAAAATCTGCGGACATATTGACATACACGGTGTCGCCGCCGGCATCATAAGGGTTTGGTATATCATAACCTATGGATGATCTTTCAAGTTCATCGCGGTTATCGTAAAATCTGTCGTCTACATTGCGGCAGTATTCTTCGGCTTGCTCCATAATGGCTTCTGGGCTAGCAGTGGCTCTGGCACCGGTCTTTAGTGCCACATATTGCACCATCTCTTGAAGACCTTCGGGATCTTGCGAGTGTTCACCAGACTCACGGATCTCTTCTATGCCCATATTATCAACAAACCAAACAATATGATCCCAAGTTTCCTCTGGTGGTGCCAAGTTTTCTCTGCCTTTGATTTGGTAGATAACATTATCACCGGCTGCAATTGTCACATAAGACGATGGGTCTCTTCTCTTTGATTGCTTCTTGCGAAGTGAATACAAAGAACCTTCTGGTGTATCGCCACAGTGTCCCATACGGCTGGCTTCTACTGAGCAGTTGGATGTTTGCAGGTCATACCAATACGAGCCGTCATCAAACTGATGCAGGACTTGCTCAGGGTTTTCTCGGTCCAAGAAGTATTGCTGTGCGAAAGCATTTGCTTCGCGGAGGCTGTCCTCACCTTTGATGAGTTCATAGTTGGTTGGGTCATCATTAAGGAATGTGATCAATTGATCGTAGGCATTCCACCACATATCAAAGTTATCTCGGTAGAAGTTGGCAAGGTATTCTTTTGTGCTCTCGACCTTTTCGCTTGGGATGCCTGCTTTGCTTAGTGCCTTGATGCCCTTCATGAATGCTTTCCGCCAAGTTCCCATGGGCTTACCGACTGCATTACGGAGATTGATAAGAACAAAACTAACTTGTTTAGATTGCTTGATTCTCTCGTCATCGTATGCATCTCGTTGCAACGGGATACCAGCAATACTTTTGTAAGGCTCAACGGTTCTCGCCACGGGGTTAGCCATTCTTTGGTTAGGATCTTCTAACTGGACATAATCGCCGTAGTCATCGATCAACTTGGTAACCAATACATACTTTAGGTTGTTTGGTGTGTAGGCACCTCGCATAGAACCAACTGATGTCTTCCAGTTGTTGCCGATATACATCTTTGCTTTCTCTGATGCATTCGGCATAGCCTCTTCAATGCGATCAATAACAAACTCGGGTAAGCCTATGTCTCGTATGCCTTCCGTCAATACTTCTTCGCGAAGATACTCAAACCAATTACCAGTAGAAATGTCCATTTATTTTAACTCCAACACTATAAATAGTTGTTATCTTTTATAATCGTCTGCTAACCTAACTACATCGTTTAGGTGTGGAGTTGACACCTCCATAAGTCTTACCATTTCCTTGCCGGCACCAAACCTATGAATCTGATTTGGCTTAACATGTAAAGTGTGACCAGTCTTTATTTTCTGTGGTGGGCTACCTTCGTCTGTCCAGTTTAAAAGAGTTCCCTCAAGAACATAAACTGTTTCTTCTTTAATTTCGTGATACTGTAGAGATAGCCTTTGTTTTGGCTCAATATGAAGCATCTTTGCAACATAGTCATCAGTTTCAGCCCATATATATTCAAAACCCCAAGGCTTTTCTACAACCCTCATCTTACCTCCAAAATAATTGTATACCAACTATAATAAATGATAACACAACACAAATCATTGTTTTAGCTGTGAACATACTTTCATTTAGATAATACCAAGTTAAAATAGGAAATGTAAGGTAAGACATGGTAAAAATTAAAAATCTTGGACCCCACACTTCGCCCCACTCTTCATAGCATAATTTAATTCCATACCAAAAACAAATCCCTGTTGGCACTGAAAATAAAACGGCCGCAAACAAAGGTTTATCTTTCCACCAGTTCCAAACAAATTGTGAGTTTAACTGAAACCAGCCAAGGGTTTGTCCCAAGGCAAACAGCGCACATGCTAAAATTATCTTACTCATAAGCCAAAATTGTTAAAAACAATTTCCTCCGCTATCTTTTTATTATTTGTTATCTTCCCACTTTTGTCAACATAAATCTTATTTTTATACATTTGATCAACATAATCATTATACTTGTAGACTGCAAGTATTTTTTTATCTGAATCATTTAATATATTAAAAATTCTTTCATGATTGAAATAAACTTCCTCTTGATTTGGAATGTAGTTTTTTTTAAGAACCCTGTATTTGTATTCCGTAGCTGGAATCAAATATATGTTGTCTCCTTCAAGATCATGAATAAAATCACATAAATCCTCATGTTTGTGATATCTAAAATCAGCGTTTTTTATAAGAGGTGCTATCATGTTTAATTGTCTAAGATTTAATGGTGAGAAATTAGTTTGAATAATTTCATTTCTTGAGAATACTCCGTTTGAAGAATATCTATTTAATAGATAAAATAAAGCTGCTCTAAATTCAGTATCATCGAAAAGTGTTGTCCAATTTTGCTTTATATTAACTAAATCATGAAAATTTAAACTTTCATGCATGCTTTTGATATCATCAATGAAATTAATATGATTCGTTTTTAAATGAAGCCAAAACTCCCAAACAAATAATTTATTTGTAAAAAAAGTAATATCATAGCCATCTTTTAGTAAACTAAGCTCAAGCTGTCCTGATGAAAAACCAAAAGAATCAATTTTAAAATCTTTAGAGATGACACTCTTTAATACTTCTGCACAAATAAAATTATTCGGTGATTTCAGTGGTGTCACTATCGACATCATCACCCTCATCAGCTTCAAAATTTTCAGTTGGTGCAAATTTATAGCGCATATAGCTAGAAACTATGTGCTCCACGTCTTTTAATGTTGAATCTAATGATACAAGTTGCAACCTTGTTCTTTCGATATCAGACAAAATTTCAGATGAAAGCACGTTAGTCTCTGTTGAATCTGATAATTCAATGTTATCAACAATCTCTTGTGCTCTCTTATATATTCTGTGTACCTCAGAGCCAAGATCGCTAAGCTCAATAGAATATTGTATGTTTACTCTGTCAGACATTTTAACCTCTTATAAGTCCATGATTTTGTTGTAGTTTTTTTTCTACGATGTGTGGTGCACCAACAACGATTATTTCAGTTCCAGTTTGTCCACGATTAATTGTAAGTTTAGTGAAACGGTGATCGTTGTCCATGCCCGGCAGTAACGAGCGATCCTCATTTAGCTTGGCAAGTCTTGCATCTTCACGAATCATAACTACGTGCTCTGGGTTGACAAATATGTCTTGTAAATCAAATTCTTGTTTGGAAGTTGTCAGACTATTTTTTTGTCTTACCTCTGTAAGTTTAACTAACATGCAGCCTCCATAGGATATACGTCTCTTCTTCTAAGATCCCATTCATGACCATTAGCGTAGACGCGATAAACGTACTGACTCTTTGTGCTTAAATAGACACCAATAGTTGGTCTCTCTGTTTCTCGCAACCTCATTCCTCTATCAGTTTCACACCACAGTTCTACACCTTGTGGAATATGGATTAGATCACCCTGATTCATTTTTATCTCCTAATTGTATAATACCGTAATTTGTTGTGATTAAAGTTCCAGCACAGCTTGCTGCATTTTGTAAAGCTGTTTTAGTGACTTTCACAGGATCGATAATTCCTTTTTCAATCATATTAACTAGACTCGAAGTTCTAAAATCCCAGCCAGATTCCGTGGAGGAATCTCTTACTTTCTCAACTATAATATCAGGCGATTCGCCGGCGTTTGCTGCCATCTGTCTAATTGGAGACTCGCATGCTTTCAATACAATAGATATTCCAAGTTGTTGATCAGGATGTGGATTTTCTGATGCAACAGCCAAACTTTTAGTTGCTCTCAATAACGCAGTGCCACCCCCAGTTACAATACCACCCTCTTGTGCAGATCTTACAGCCTCAAGTGCATCTTCAACTCTATGCTTCTTTTCAGTCATCTCAACTTGTGTCGAACCGCCAACACGTATCACGGCAACGCCTGATGATAATCTGGTGATGCGACCTTGAATAATCTCGGCAATTGCCATATCATCACAATTTTCAACATCACTCTTGAGAGTTTCAATCTTGCGCTCAAGAAGTTCGTAGTCAGCGTTACCACCAACGATCGTGGTTGAAAACTTTGAACTTTCGATTTGCTTGGCGGAACCAAGGTCTTTTAGTTTTACATCTGACAACTTAATACCAGAATCACGCGACACAAAAGTAGCGCCGGTAGAATGACTTAAATCTTCAAGCATATCACGGCGCTCGACGCCATAGAACGGAGCCTTAATAGCCGCTACCTTTAGTGTGCCGCGCATCGCGTTCATAATAAGTGCAGCCAAAGCTTGTCCTTCAATTTCTTCAGCAATAATAATTAGCGGCCGGCTTTCTCTCGCAACCATCTCCAGCACTGGTAGAATCATTTCCACGGCATCAATCTTATAATCAGTGATTAATAGTAATGGTTCGTTGTATGCCATAAGCGATCTCCGCTCATCATTAATAAATGCACCAGCAGCAACGCCAGAAGGCACCTTAAAGCCTTCTTCAATGTCAATCGATGTTTCTAGTGAACGAGATTCTTCAATGGTTACAGAGCCATCCTGACCCACTTTATCAATCGCCATGGCAATAAGCTCGCCAATTGTTGAATCGTTGTTGGCAGAAATAGTGGCAATATGCTTAATATCATCAACACTTGTAATTGGCAAACTTAGTTCATCTAAGTTAGAACATATTTGTCTAACCGTGTCACTAATCCCACGTTGCAATTCGATTGGAGCAGCACCAGCAGCGATATGCTTTTGTGATTCATTAAGAATGGCTCTTGCTAAAACAGTAGATGTGGTTGTGCCATCACCAGCCGTTTCATTTGTTTCAATTGCTGCTTGTCTAATAATTTGGACAGCAGCATTTTCAATAGGGTCTTCAAGCGCAACGAAATGTGCAACAGTCACTCCGTCTTTGGTAATAAATGGCGCTTTGCCCTGCTCCTGTAAGAGAACGTTTCTACCTCTTGGTCCAAGAGTGGAAGCCACATTGTCAGCTAGTACGTTCGCTCCTGTAATAATTTTTTGTTGCAATGATTGATTGTCGTCATATGCTCGACTCATTTACACCTCTGAGTTGTGTTTATTATAATGAATTATTAACAAAATGTCAAGGATTTTCTTCTTCACTATCTGTTTTTTGAAGTTGTGCTTGAAGAGATTGTTGAATCTCGATAGAATCTTGAATAGCTTGCTCTCCAGAGTTGATAGCACTACTACGTTTCTCGACCAAAAAGTAACGATTAATATTTTCGGACAAATCTTTAGTAGCAGTAAAAAGCTGCATGACCTCTTCATTTAGCTTATTCATATGCATGCGCGCAACGTTAAGTATGGCGGCTTCTGTGTAAGGTAGTTCACCTAATTCTTCGTATTCCACAAAATCAAAACTTATTAATTGTTGGGGGCTTATGTGCCACTGTGTGCCACCTGCTTTTTCAAGCAACAAGCTCCATTCTTCTTTAATTGCCTCGCGTAACTCACCTTCTGCAGCAAGTTGTGCTTTCATGGCTTCTTCAGAATCCGGGTTTTCTTGAGCTTGTTGATCCGTCTGTCTTGCAAGCTCTCTCTTTTTTCTAATTCTATCAGAATAGCCGGCAGTATATTGAAGAAGATCGTATTTTTCTGGCCAGCTATCCGCTGCCTTTAAAATAGCAATTGATTGTTCAGGAGTTTTGTTAGGAAGCTGGAATAAATTAATTCCCTTTGTAGCACCACCTCTGGCAGATGTAGAAAGTGCATCAATAAAATTATTCTGATCAAATCTAAATTTTTCAATTGAAATTCCACCAGCTTCAGAATCCTTGCGAGCGACGATGTAAACCATTTCATTAAATTCGTCTAATCCATCAACTAAATTAGTGTAACTACCCTCAATATTTGTAGTCTTATTCAAAAGTTTCAAGCTGATAGGAACTGGAGTGTCACTTTCTGAAAAGGCAATCAAATCTTGAATAGGCAGGTTCCCCTTCGCGGAAACCTCTGCTTCTTGCGTACCTTGTAAGAGCGCGGAAAGAAATCCCTCGAAAACAAATCCAGCGCTGGATGCATTAAAGCTTGTTATAACAGCCTTTAGGCACTCTAGAATAATTATAGACGAAATGATACGTCTGGGGGATGTAATTTTTGTATTCTCCTCAGTAATTCTTTGAAGAAATTTGAGCTTACCTTGAATCGAGCGTCCACCGCCGATTGCGTTAAATAATTTCGTTATCTGTTGTCTTTCAATACTCTCAGGATTACCCCAAGCCTCAGTGGGAGTAAATTTTGGAAGTGACAATACAAATTCTCTGGCTTTGTCGGCAGACATTTCTGTCATAACTTGGGGCTTGGCTGCATTCATAAAGACTTCATAAATCAGATCTAATGTGTCATCGGTATTATCAACCTCTTTGTTTTTTCTAACATCAATAAACATTTCTTTCATATAATCTGACATGTGCGTTTCCTTAAATAATTATGTCGGCAATACCAAGCTCGACGGCTTCTTCTGCAGATAAATAGACATTTACTTTTCGTTCAAGAAGCTTCTTTAAATCTTTTTTAGACATCGAAGTCTCTTCTACAAGCGCGTCGATGTAATCTTTTTGAATTTGCTGCATCGCCTCCATCTCGTTAGCTAAATTAGGAAGAGAACCATGACTTCCACCTATAACTGAATGGATCATAACACGGCAATACTTACCAATTTTGCGCTTACCCTTGGTGCCAGATGCTAATAAAAGAACACCGGCCGACATAACTTTACCAAGACCAATAGTGTGAATCTCAGTTGATTCTCTTATCTGGCGCATTACATCATAAAGAGCAAACATATCGTCAGCAGAACCACCGTATGTCGAGAGGTAAAATTCAATCGGCTTGTCTTGTTTTTTTACTCTGTTTATTTCATTTAAATAAAGAAGCGCATGAACTAGCTCAGCAATTTTTTCATCCACTACATCAGAAAATAATCCTATTACTCTAAGTTCAGGATCCTGATTAGGATTACCGCCTAACAATTGTTCTATTAGCTCTTCTTCACTAATTGCTATGGGCTGATTTTCGTTGCTTGACAAAGTTTCAAGTAATTGTTTAATTTTATCTATCATATTTTTTCCAAAATTCAAATACAGTTTCTTCATTTTCTTTGAGATACTTCATTGATGAAACCCAATCATCAAACTTTAAAGCATCTCTATAAAATTTAGGGTGCATATTAATTAGGTACTCAATTGAATTGTCCTTCAATTGCTGTAACTGGTTGTTGATATTTTCAGATACAGTATCGTAAATTTTGCTGTCAATGTGTCCTTGTTTCTTTAGAAGTCTCGCACGTTCACGTAGTAAAACATAATTCTCAGATACTTTTAATATTGTTGATAAAAAAATTATGTGCGACAACTTTATAAGTGACAAACTAATTCTGCTTGCGCGCAAGAAATAAAATGTTTTACAGGTTATATAACCAAATATAAAAACTAAAATATATAAAAGTGTTTGTTCCATGCCTACCTAAAAAAATAACCACTGTTAGTGGTTATTTTAACACATTAATTAACTGATGTCAATTATTTTTGTGTAAGACGAGCCATGATTCTTTCAGCAAGGTCATCAACCATGTTCTCTTTATTGCTTTTTTCTTGAAGACGGGCGGCAACTCGTCTAGCGACTTCATTAACAATTTCTTCCTCGTCAACTCTGTCGTCATCATCGTGATCTTCGCCTTCATCAAGATCTTCTTCGTCATCGCCTTCCATCATGGGCTCATCATCGTCCATAGGGTCGGGGGCGTCCATATCATCCATGGCATCGTCTTCAGCATCCATATCAACATCAACTTCGTCTCCCAAGACATCTTCCAATGCGCGCTCAAGGGCGCCCATGAAATCATCAACGGCAACCATTTTGCCTTCGCCGCCGGCATCCATATCCATTTCAGCGTCGCCCATCTCATCGGCGGCATCTTCCAAATCATCGGCTGCATCCATTTCCATATCCATTTCGGGAGCATCATCTGCCTCTTCCATTGAATCTCTCATACCGGGTTCATCATCTCTCATACCGGGTTCGTCGTCATCGTCATCGTCATGATCACGAGCACCGGGCTGGGGTGAATGATACATCTCTTGAACCTTGGCATCACCTACCGGTCCAATGTTAGCGAGTTTAAGAAACTGACGAACCTCAGATTCTGTAAGTAAAGTTTTACGGGACATTTAAATTTCTCTCCTTAATAAATGAAATTCTAGAATAAATAGTCATGATAATCGTATTATTCCATATCTTTAAAATAAATTAAATCAGTATTTTTGATTTTCTGAAGCGCCTTAGCTTCTATCTGCTTAACGCGGGCAAAAGAAATACCTAATCTATCGCCAATTTCCCTGAGTGTCATTCTTCCGTTTTCATAAATAGAAACCAAAGTGCAATTGTACTCATCCTCGTACTCAATAAAGTATTTACACTCACTTTTTGCACATGATTTTTGCTCATCCATGCATTTTCTGCTACATTTTAATAATCCATCCACAATCATAACTCAGGATGTTCCTCGGCTATTAAATCAAATAAATCATCAAGTTGCTCATCAGAAAGACCTAAGTCGTTCATAGTTTGCTTACCTTCATTGTAAAGTTTAATACTTCTTTTCTTTCTTTTATTGGAAAGCTTACTATTTTCAATTACAAATTGTTTTATTCTTTCATCGTCGTTTAAGTATCCAGATATAATGCAACGGAAAAACTTTGATTTTGTCATGCCATCATTCTTTAATTTTAAGACTAGCTGTGCATGGCGATGATCAGTATCAGTAAAAATTATTCTTTTTTCGTTTTTGCCGTAATCATTAGTATCAGACATTTTACCAACTCTTGCTTAAAATATGAGTGCGACTTTCTGATAGTCCCGCTGTGGTTTGTGCTATAAATTCTGCTTTGCTTGTCAGTTCAGCAATCGTGCGCGCACCGCTGTACGATAGACCGGAACGTATGCCTCTTTCCAAATCAGACAATATATCAATCACACTACCCCTAAACGGGACGCGCGTTGACACACCCTCATAGGATGAGTAATTACCTTTCCAACTTATTTGAGCCTCTTTAGAAGCCATACCGCGATACACTTTCCACTTTTTACCACTTGATTCTTCAAAAACTTCCCCCGGTGATTCTAACGTACCTGCGAAAAGTGAGCCGCACATGACAGCATCAGCGCCGGCCGCAAAAGCTTTTACAATATCACCAGAGTTTTTGATCCCACCATCAGCGATAATCTTTACATCTCTATCGGTTTTGGCACAATCAAAGATTGTTTCTAGACCGGGCACACCATGACCTGTTTGAATCCTCGTTGAGCATATTGAACCACCACCAATGTTACAGCGAACAGAATCTGCACCCCAGTCGGCTAAATCATTAATACCTTGTAACGTAGCCACATTGCCAGCCATAATATGTATGTGATCTCCAAATTGTCTACGTAATTGCTCAAGTGTGTTTTTCATCTTGATGTGGTGACCATGTGCCACATCAACACACAAAAATGTGGCGCCGGCATTGAGGACTGCGGCGGCACGGTCTAGATTGTCGCCGGATATCCCTATAGCAGCGCCCACTGCATTTCGGCTTTCAACGCCCTCAATTACATCACATTGTTGCTCGATAGTATTATAGCGATGAACAATGCCTCCAGCACCCTGATTATTCATGGCAGTAACCATCGAAGCCTCACTGATTGTATCCATCGGTGAAGATATGATTGGCAGGGAAAACACTAAACCGTTACCCATATCGGTTGTTAAATCAATCTCCGTTCTACTTTCAATATCAGAATACTGGGGAACAAGCAGAACATCATCATAAGACAAAGAATTTTTCACATAGCCTCCCTATCAATAAAATTGCAAATGTCACTAGCGCGGTACCATGTGCGCTCATTTGGATTTTCAGGCTCTGGTAATAACACTGTTTTTGGCGGCCTGTTACCAATGTTGGTGTGTATGATAATAACAGTGGGGACACCTTTAAATTTAAGTTTTTGCTCAAGCTCAGGATAATCATCAATATTATACGCAAAAAAATGTAAATCTTTATACTTCTCTTTGTCAGATATGTCAACAAAATAATCTTTTAGATTATGACACAGATGACAACCGTTTGAGTAAAACTTTAACACAAATGTAGAATTTTCTTTAACGGTGCCTTTTAAAATATTATCAAGTGCTTGACGTGATATTCTTGCTACTGCCATTTATAACCTCCTTGGCTTTATTCATACAGTCAGGACAGAAAAGCCTAACAACATCTTGTTTAACAACGACGGACCATGATTTTACCATTTCTTTATCTTTCTTGTCAAATGCTTGTGAACAAAGATCACAGAATTCTGGTAATTTGCCAAACTGTGCAACCTGATTAGAAAGTTTTTCATTAGCATCCTTACTAATGTTTTTCTTCATCGCTCTTCGTGTTGCCCTGTTCATTTCTTTTTAACAGCCTTCGGTCTATCTTGTGACTTTCTGTAAGTTGCAGACCTCTCCATAAGCTCCTCGTGACCTACCGAAGCGGCTTTCTTCTTGGTAGTTCGTCTTTTTCTTTTTGTCGGTGCAGGTGGTGGTTCAGGCTCCTCTTCCAGTTCTTCTTCTTCGGTCTCTGGAGCGTTGGAGACTGCTTCGTCCACAGTTTGTTTGGCAAGTGCGCCTGAATACTGCTGTAAAGTAATCATAGCGCCCTCAAGTTGCGCTAGTGCAATTGCATGTTGAACAATTTGATCAGCGGTTTCGCTAGTTGCAGGACGATGATACAGGTCTTTGATAATTCCAAATCTCTCAGTGGCTTTCGCTTTTAACTGCAAAATCGCAGAATTTAAAATTTCTTCAGTCATCGGTTCATTCCTCCAAATATTTGTTGTTGATTGCTCCCATCAAATACAACGACTGCTGATGGAAAAGGTGCAGAATTTTCACTATCACCAAATTTAAGTCTACCTTTAATAAAATACACTTCATCCGCTTTCATAACATATTGGTGCCAATACTTTGTATCAGTTCTAGCTGGTATAAGCATTACTACTTTAGTATTATTCTTGCGCGATTCTTCAAATGCTTTTCTAATCCACTTGTCAATACCTCTGCCGTATGGAGGGTTAACAAAACTTGTGAAGCCCTCCCAGCTTTCCGACAGCCCATTATCCGACTCGGTGAAATACTTTGTGCATTTAGTGTTACCGCTGTCGGCACATGGATCTAAAGTAAAGGGACCAAAGCGCCAATTAAGCTTATTAAAAAAGTCTTGGGGTGTTGCCCAATTGCCAGTTTTAGAACTAAACAATACCAATTGTGTTTCTTTATTCATTTGTGCTCCCTAAAGCTCCATCACCACGTTCACTGATGGTAATTGAATTTTTATATAAATCTCCAGTTGGACTCTGCACCGCTCGGAAATTTACAACTGGAATCATAACAACTTGTGCAATCTTATCGCCCGGTTTAATAAATTGTGGACTTTTCCCAACATTGTGCAAGTTGATAAAAACTTCACCATCGTATCCAGAATCAACCACGCAAGCACCCACAAGCAATGATTGCTTGGCTGCTACCGAACTTCGATTCTTCACTTCCAACATGTATCCATGCGGAATACCAAATCGCAGACCTGTTGGAACAATTCTACTTTCACCGGGATTAACCGAGACAGCTTGTCCTTCATGTTCAGGTGAGTAAAAAACATCTAGCCCAGCATCTGATGGATTTGCCCTTTGCGGATCATATGCATCCGGCCGGGTGCGAGCGAACTCGATAATCATTCTGAACCCCCACTAAACATATTAAAGTTCTCAACAATTTCATCGATGTTTACATTACCTTTGAAAAGTCGATATGCTTTTACTGCGGCTCGAATCTCATCAGTATTTAGCCACCCATTATTGCGGAACTCTGAGCGTAGTTCTCGCTTTTGTTCTTGATATGGCTCAATCGCATCTTCGATGGCTTTTAAAGAGCGAATATATTCTTTAACATATTGTTTGCGTTTGTCTTCAGTAGACACATTACCTCCTTATTGGTATTAATAGTATAATAAGTTAAACATTGATAGTCAAGTTATTTTTGTGGTTTAAATCTAAAAAGATGCCAAAGAAATTTTTCAACTATTGCATCTCTTTGTTCGTCACTTTCGCATTCAGCAAATGAATAATTGTAAGTTCCTTTAACTTTATTAATTTCATTAACCATTTTATCTCTATCTTTTTTAAACCATCTTAATTGTAAAGAATATCTTTCAGGTATCATAACATTATGTTTTTTCGCTATTTGAATTAAACGAAAGTATTCTTTTGTTTCATAGCTTTTTTTGGCATCTGAAAAATCCCAAGCTAATGTTTGTTTATAATCAGGATCGGATATCCAGTTCTCTATTCTATCAGGGTGTAGTTTCATGGCTAATTTTCTAAACAGCTTGTGAAAATCATGATGCAAATCTTTGTAGGTTCCTAAGTCATCTGGTTCTTCAATGTCATCATTACTAGTTTCTGTACTATCCACGGGCACCAAAGCTGTGCTACCAGAATACTCACTTATTGGAATTTCTTCGCCCTGTTCCGGCTTCTTAGTTCCGTAAAGCTCACTTAGCCTTTCAGCGTTTTCTCTGTTAAGTTTGTCGATGTCAATATTATTGCGAGCACAATAAGCTCGATAGTAATGCTCAAAATCAACATTCATCTCTTTGCAAATGTCGTTGGCTAAATCTAATTCTTCATACAAAAATTCTAATTCATTTAGAAGACGTTTCCACTTAATTTTTTGAGTTTTGAGCATATACTTTAAGTAGTATTACTTAAAGGTGATCTTAACCGACGTATCTATTTTAAGGTTTGGCACGCGCAAATGATTGGCTAATTTATGCTTCTTGCACTCTTTTGCGTCCAAAAACCAATCGGCGTGTCCTTTATCGTGAACAATTTCTAAAAAATAATCTTCACTTTGTCCACAGTTATCAGCCATCATATGGTAAATCTTTTTATTAAGGCGTTCCGTTTCTTCGGCTGAAGCCTTTATTTCTTCAACCTTGCCGCGATCCATTGAACTAACATCGTGAATCATGACTGTCGCGTCGGGATCCATATATCGTTTACCTTCAGCGCCGAAACTAAAAAGTATGGCTCCACAGGACATTGCTTTGCCTTGCACGATTGTAGCGACAGGAATGGTGGAATGCTGAATGTCTGAAATCATTGACATCAGACTGTAGACTTGACCACCATAGCTATCAATTATTATTGGAACAACCGGCTGACCAGTGCTTTGTGCTTTAGACATTGATTCAGAGAAAGTCTTTGCTGCCGCTTCATCAAATTTATTTACCCTGATAATAACCGGAAGCTCTTCTCTAAGTTTCGCCTCTTTTAAAAGAGGACTAAATGTTTTAATTATATTCATGTTTATCCTAATAGTTTAAATGTTCTGCCGACTGCGTATGTTGAGAAGCCCCAGTTTTGATCGTACTTCAGTCGAGCCATGTAAGGTCGATTCAATCGAATCTTATCTTTTTGAGGCTTGATGCCCCAGCATCTAATTCTGGTAAGTTCATTATTAGAATCAATAACTTCCACAATCCAATATGTCTTGCCCTTCTTAGTTTGTTTAATTGTAATCTTGCGCGGAATAAACCAGCATACTTGCAAGTCTTCATCAAATTCAGAAATTGGTGGAATATATTTTTCATGAAGACGTTCGATTGTTTCATTACTAATCACCAAGTTCATTGGAAAGATGCCAGTCAGGTCAGTTTTAAATTGAATAATTTCTTCTTCGGAGAAATCACCCTCTGGTCGAAATGTCTCTATATTCTCTCCAAACTTCTTCAAGTTCTTCGGTCGCTCTACAACACAAGCGGACCAAAAGTGCTTACGACCAGAGAATCGGTCATCTACGATATTATCCAAAGCACCACCCCTACAAAGCGCGTCGAGGGCTTTTTTATTCAGCTTGCTATATGATATGTCATCTCGAAACAAAAGGTCTTCAGCGTTCATAAACGGGCGATTCTCAAGCACTTGTTCAATCGCAGCCATGCCAAGACCCTTGATTGATGTTAGTGGTTGAATGAGAGTTTTTCCATCATCGCTAATCTCCCATACGGTTCCTGACTTATTAATATCGAGTGGTGCGATGTCAAAGCCAAATTTCTTTGCGATGTTAATCGCCTTTTCCTTGCGAGTCTCTGGTTCCTTGTCCAGAAATGCTGCCATCCATTCTGCTGGATAGTAGTTGAACAGCCATGCACATTGAAAAGAGATGATAGAGTAAGAAACTGCGTGTGACTTGTTGAAACCATACCCTGAGAAGAATTCAAATTTATCCCAGAGAGCTTGGGCTTCATCATAACTAATGTTTTTGGCAACACAGCCTTTGATAAATTTGTCATGCAGCATGCCTTTTACAGAGCCCTTGCCTGTTCCTTTCTTGGTTAACACTTTGCGAAGCATGTTGCCCTCATCAAGCGTGAGTCCGCCAAGCTTGTGAGCCAACAACGCAATTTGCTCTTGAAAGATTAGGAAACCAAATGTTTCTTCTGTAATATCTCTTGCTTCATCAGAAAGATACTGAATCCTTTGTGGATGCTCTTTGGCTTCCACATAATCATTATCAACACCGGCAGATAGTGGACCGGGGCGGAAGATAGAGGTGATGGCAGACAAATCAATGATATTATTTGGCTTTACACGCTTACAGAAGCTTTGGGCACCATTTTCAGTAAACTGGAAGATTCCAGCCCACTTACCCTTGTGAAAAATATTCTGATAAACTTCGGGATCGTTCAGGTCTACAACTTCAGGGTGTAGATTTTTTTCATAGTATTCTCGCACATCTGAAAAGGTTGGCTCTTCAATACCATGATGACGGCGCAAAATATGATATATCGCACCCTCCATCATTTTAAGTGTGGAGAGCCCAAGAAGATCGAACTTGATAAATCCCATGGGCTCAAGATGCCGAACGTTTTGCCCCTCTGCCCATGGAGCTTGACGAACACCGCCCGAATTGATCAGTGGCATATTTTTATCAAGATTCTCCGCAATAACAACGCCGCCAGCATGGCGAGAACAAGAACGAACTTGACCAACAAGACCTTCGACGTGTGTCTTGACAGCAGGATATTTTGCCAAATATGTTTGAAGTGCTGGAGAAAATTCGATAACTTCTTCCCATGTTGGGTTATAGATTCCCGCTTTGATACCGTGCTTTTGTTTTGCTAGAGGGGTAGCTTCCCGTATCATGATTGATGTAACTGTATTGACTTCAGTAAATGGAATGTTATAGAGCTTAGAAATATCCTTAATCAACGATTTAAGCTGTAGTGTATTCCAGTTAGAGATTGGCGCAACACAATCAGCACCCCACATCTCAACTAACTTCTCTTTAAGAGTCATACTATCAGATACATCATAATCAATATCTGGATAGTCCGTAGCATCTGCTCTCAAGAATCGAGAGAAGAGTAAACCGTGCTTAATTGGATCAACCTGCGTGATATTCAGTGCATATGCCACTAGTGAGCCCGCCGCAGAACCACGGCCGGGTCCTGTAAGCATCATGCTGGTGGCGACATCGACAATGGATTTCATTGTCAAGAAATACTTAGAGAAGCCACGATCATCGATAACATGTAGCTCTTTTCGTAAACGGTCAGTGTACTCTTTATTTGTATGTAAGCCTTTATCTTTTAGACCCTCAAGTGCATAATTTACCAGTGCCTGAGTGGCTGTAAACCCTGCTGGTACAACAAATTCAGGCAATCGTACTGTGTTATCTGGCATAAACTTTTCAATTCTGTCAAAGGCAATGCGATATGTCTCTTCAATACTTTGCATAACCAAATCATCATCATATTCAAAGCCCTGTTCGTCGGAGTATTGCTTGTAGCTCTCCCACATTTGATCACCATTTTTTGGATATAGTTCATATCCAATCTCCTCAACACCCTCTGGTAGTTCTGACTCCTCATCAGCCCATGAAGGGCGCCCCTTACCAAGCCAACCAAGACGCTTGTAAAGCTCTCTGTCCTTCCAAGCGTCAG